ATTAAACAGTGAACTTAATATTTTACTTCATAATGAAAATGCTCATGAATCAGTAATTTGTAGTGTTAATAGGGAGATTTCAATGTTGCATAGTAAAATTAGTTTAATTAACAATACAAATTTGGTTCAAAAAGCAGGTTATATAAATGATTCCCAGAGAAAAACATTAATATTTAAACCAGAACTCTTGGATTTACTAAAAACCACTGAAAAAAGAGCCACAATAAGAAAATCTGATAAAGGATTGAAAAAAGGGGATATTGTGAAATGTGTGGCGACTGATGGGAGTTCAGAAGCATATCGAAAAGTAAAAAAGATTGAACAAGTGAAATTTAAAAACTTACATTATAGACATGCTAATCGTGAGGGGTATCATCATGTTGAATTGTTGAAACAGGAATTAAAAAGTAGTTATCCAGATATGAATGATGATACTGTTTTATATCAAATTATATTTGAATTACCGAAATATCTTTGGAAGTTGTTTTAGAATGTATTTTTATGAGATAGAAGTTTATCGCCCATTATTGGGTAGTGAAAAGATTATAATGAGGCATGATGATTGTTTTGATAATCATCAGTTGAATGTTATTGTGCAGGAAGCATTTGATGAATGTATAGAGAAATACTCCAACAAATTATCATATGATAAAGGTGAAGAACCATGCAGAATGGCAGTTGAAATCATTTTTGAAGAATATCTTCCTGCACAGTTACAAAATCATGGATTTACTAATATTAAAATTGATGAAACTTGCTCTATTATGGATGGAGAGTTATTTCTTGATGATGGGGCAATAAATCCTGTATTAAAAAAGAGATATTTAGGTAAGGCACTTCCACCTTGTAAGAAATGTATAAGAGATGAATGTATTGTACCAAATGTACGAAAAGATAACAACCTCGCTACCACCCGTGTTGTAAAAACCATCTCTATTGATTTAAAAAACGAGGAAGAGGAAAACAAAGATGATTTTAACATAACTATATTAAAACAATATTTCATCAATTTTAAAAAATCAATAGGAAAAATTAAAATAGCAGTAATTGCTCTTGATGATTTTTTTAATAGTCATGATTTTGATGATTATTGGATAGACTATGATATAAAAGTAGGCAGTGAGCATGAAGGAGATATCTTTTGTGGTTTTGATTTATATACAGATAAGGGGGAGTTTAAAAAACTGTTAGAAGATTATGGTTTTGTTCTTGAAGATGATAAAGATGGTTTTTGGATAACTGGAGTGAAAGAATGAAAACTAAAAATTTTAGTAAACCTGCTTCATGTCAAGAAGTTTGTTATTATCATTCAATAAAGATAAAGAGATGTTAAAGTGTTTAAACATGCTTTAAAAGATATATACATTGGTAAAAATAGTAGGCAACTATTAGACCCATCAGATGTCGAATTTAGTTTCTATTCTTATGGGCGACATATAGATGAAAATGGTGAAATTGCAAAAAATCCATCATATGAATTAGTGACACACACATATGATGAATGTTTTAATCATAATGTTACCGTACAAGACATATCAGAACCTGAAGATATTGATATTGCAGAAGCTCATTTACTATGTACAGAATTGTGCAATATTATTATTAGTATTCGTCAAAATAGTAATATTGCTGAGGATGAATATTTTGAGTTGTTATTTAATCAGATTAATGATTGGATTGATGAAGGGTATAATATTCTTTCACAGTATGATATAGAGGTGGAGGAAGATGAAGAATAAGAAAATAATTAATTTATTAAACAAATTAGAAGAGAATTTACATTCCGAGGAATAAAAAAGGAGATTCAAAAATAATATGGTGAGAGTGCATGAGTATGGTCAAAATGGACAGACTTAGAATCTGTTAATTGTAGAATTTTCGGGGGTTCAAATCCTCCCTTTCACATTATAAGGGGTAAAAACACTATGATGGGTTTAAAAACAATATATGAATACGATTATACAATAAAAAAGATAGATGAAATATTGCATTCTTTTAAGAGACATATTGAAGAATGTCCTGAAGATATTGGAACTAAAACGAATTATGAATCGCTTAAATATATTCGTAATGAATTAAAAAAAGAAAGGGATAATTTAGAATTTTATAAAGCTACTCAGGAAGCTCTTGATAGGTGTGATGATTCTAAAAAAGGTATGTCTGTAGAAGAGTTTCTTAAAGAGTTGGATTCCTGGTAACTTGATGATAAAACCTAAAAGAGGTGAAAAGATAAATGATTGATGAAAAATTATTAATATCTTATCTGAAAAAACAAAAAAAGGAATATAACGAACAAGTTGTTATTTTACAAAAAGAATTAACCAGTTCTTTAATGTATAACCACAAACAAGAGTATATAATTAAAAATCTCATGTATGAATCTATGATGAATGTTATTCGTATCTATGAAAACTTAATCGAAAAAATTGAAAATGGAGAATTCGACAAAGTAAAAAAGAACAGTTTATCAACATACACTCTTCCACAAAATTATGCTCGTCATTCTGCAGAAAAAAGTATAAAACCTTTAAATAAAATTATATTCCTAATTACTGAAAAAGAAGAATATAATGAAGATTTTATTAACGAAATGAAACGTATTGAACAAGAAAAATCCGAAAAACTCCATAGGAGATAGAAAAATATGTGTACATCAATCGAAGACCAATTAAGAGAGCAACTCAAAGAAGAACAAGAGAAAAATAAAAATCTCGAAGTACGACTTAAACTATTATCAGATTTCACAGAAGACTTTATACAGCAAATAAATCGTTCAATTATGGCAGAAAATCATATGTTAACAGAAAAATCACATGCGGTTAATAATTTATTAAATAATTTTTATGAAGCAATAGACGAAAATTATACAGAAAGATTATCAAACGATGATGAATTAGCTATTATCCGTGCAGAAGTCCAATTAAGTTTAATAACAAACATTATCAACGAGATTGAGAAAATATCAATTAAGGAATGATATTATGATTGACGAGAATGATTTTTTAGGATTACAGCATCGAGTTGAAGAGTTGGAACAAAAACAGAAAGAATATGAAAATAAAGAATTAATATAGGCCTTGACTCAGTTTGATTATAAAAGTAAAACAGAAGATGAGAGGAAAGCTTTGGCTATTATTTGTAAAAGATTAGGAGTAAGGAAGACTACTATAAGGGCAAAAGGTGTTTAATAATGCAACAAATAATTAGAATCAAAGAAAATATGACTGGATACTTAATAAATATTAATAGTGATTGTAATCAGTGTATGGAGTGTGTGGAAGTCTGCCAAAACAAGGTACTAACAGAAGAATTCATAAACATGGTTAAACTCACATTAAAAGATAAGCACCATTATTTCAGGGAATATGTTCGTGGATGCACTTGTTGTGGATCATGTGAAGACATCTGCGAACAACATGCAATATGGATTACCGATCCGGAATGGGTGGAATTGTAATGATAATAGAATGTAAGAAAAGAGTAGAAGGTTACAAACCAGTTAAAGGAAACGAAAAAGAAATTATAAATCATCTATTAGACCATTATGGTGAATGTTATGTGGAAAAAAATAAGGAAACAGTTTCTTTTAATGTTCCCCATAAAACATTTTTTAATGATGAAACTACTTTTTTTAAGTGTGGAAAAGATGGGGAGATACATACTGCAAAGGACAAATATAATTTTAAGAATTATGTTGCAGTACCATTTGATGCAAGTGATAATGATATGTTGAGAATATTCCAAGCTCCAAATTTTGTGAGTTTTAAAGGAAAGCATATAGTAGCACCATCACTTAAAGAGTGGGGTTTAATGACTACAACTAAATTATTTACAGTAAGATACAGAGATATTCTTATCTTCGATACATATGGGAAAATTGTGGATTGTTTGATGAATGAGCAGAATAAACCGTATGAAATTCTTTTAGCATGTAATGATTATATAGTGGAACAAGATGATTAGATAACACATTAAAAGAGGAATTATAATGATAGTTGAATGTAGTAAAAGACCGGATGGTTGGATATCAGTTAAAGGAAATGAAGAAGAAATAAGTGAGTTTTTATTGAAGCAGAATTATTATGAAGATTATTCGGTGAATAAAGATGGAAATGACTTTGATTTTGAGGTGAATAATGATTTGTGGGAAGGGGAATATTTTAATAATTATGAGGGTCACTTCGTTAAATTAGATGATGATGGAAGTATAACTGTATCTGATGGGCAACCTTCTTTCAAAGAGTATGTAGCAATGGAATTTAATTTAACTGATGATTTTGATTGGGTTAAATGGTTGTTTAAAGCTCCCAACATTCATTCATTACATCAAAATCAACTAACTAATACTATTAATGAATGGGATATAAAACCAACTCCTTTTCAAATGCAACAAGGAAGCATATTAGTTTTCAATAAAAACAGTAAACACTTACATAATGTTTTAAATAGAACATCTGTTACTATAGATGATGTTTTATTGGAAAATGGATATGCAGTACATGGAAATAGTATTAATCAAGAAATATATACTTTAGAAAAAAGACTACAAAAACGTATAAGTTTAGAAGAAAGAATGAGTATTATGAGTAGAATTCGTTCTTTAAAAAATAGTAAAAATAGAGAAGGTTAATGTTATGAATATTGATGTGAGTACTGAAACAGTTGCAATACTTATCAAAGTATTATATGAAAAGGAAAGAAACATTCACCCACAATTAATTCCAATAATGGTGTATTATAATATTGCATCTGCGATTTCACAAATTGAATTTGTGGATTTTGAGAGATGGGTTACAGAAAATTTAGAAATAGCTCCAAAGGAAGCTTTTAATAAAATAAGAATAAATGATTGTAAAGAAAATGGTTTTTATATAGAAACCGAGTTAGGAGATAATGTTATTGTAGCTTTAGGAGATGTTTAAAAATATGAATATTGAGAATTTAATCTGTATTGGTCTTTTTCTTTGTTTTGTAGTAATACTCATATGTGCAGGATATTATGAATTGAATTTGAAAATGCAAATAGCAAATACCCTACAATTACAAGGAATAGATTGGTGGTTTTATATGCTTCACTAAAAACGGAGGGTTTTTTTAAATGTATCATAATATTTACAAAATACGGAATGGGAAATATCAAATAATAAAAGGCAATCAGTATTATGGGGCTTTTGATAAATTAGAAGATGCTTTGTTTGAAAGAGATGCTTTAGAAAGTGTGGCTTGGGACATTGATAAATTATGTGAATTACCCCATAAAGAAAATAAGTATTATAGTGTGGAGTTACCTTCTTTTGAGCATATTCCACGATATATTCAAATTGAAAAAAGGAAAAATAAAGTGAAATGGATTATTGTTAAACGATTAGGAACTAAAAGAAAAAGGTTTGGAGCATATGATACTTTAGAAGAAGCAGAAAAAGCAAGGGATTTGTATATGAAGTATGATTGGGATAAAAAAAAGGTTAAGAAATTATTAAGAGATGAGAAGTTACAATTCTCTTAATAATCTATTTAATTGTAATTCAAAATTATCCTCTCCAACATTCTTAATATATTGTTTTAAACCATCATTAGAATTAGTGATGTTGATAAGTGTTTGTTTTAATTTCTTATTCTCTTTTTTTAATGTATCCTCTTTTATTCTTTCAACTATAATATCATCTTCACCTATATGATAAGTATACTGATTATACAATGATACATTATTCATGTATTTAGCATATAATAATTTTTGTTTCAATGGATTTGTTTTAATGTATGCATCTTGAGTATTTGTTTTACCTCTACCCTGTAATTCATCAATATCACTTAATCTCATTGACTCTTCTGCAGTTAAATCTAATCCTTTAAGATATGTTGCATTGAATCTACGAAGAGCATGTGCTGACAATTTACTGTATCCTCCAGCTGTTCCTAACTGGAATGTGTCATTAATTTGTTTTAATAATTTTGCAAAATAGATTTTATTATATTTGAATAATGGTTTGTCCAAGTCAAAATCTTCTTTTAGTTTTAATCTTGCTATTGCTTGGGTTGTTTCTGGATTTACAAAACCATAATATGGTTTTTTAGTTTTCTGCCTTATTAGTTTGGTTTCCCATATGACATTATCCATTTTACTTAATTTATGTAATGCTTCAACCGGATCATCTTCTTGATGATATGGGTAAAGGTCTTCAATAAACTGTCGGTTAGTGAAGTTTTTTGTTTCTTCGTTACTGTATCCTCCAGTTGCCATTGCCATTATCCTTATTTGGACTTGGGGATTTGCAATGCTTATTGCATTTTTTATCTCCTCTTTTGTGAGGATATCATTAAAACTAATGTATGGGTTTCGTTTAATTGATTTTATGTTTAATGGGGGGATGTATGGTATGGTTACTCTGTTTCTTTTGTAAATGGTTTTGATTATTTGGAAATATTTGGAGATGGTTCCTCCTATGTTCCCTTCCATTAAATAGTTTCTGTAATCCAATAATCGGCCATATAATGATAATTGGTGTTCGGGGATTCTTTCTGTTTGTTCGTTTAATGCTTCTTCCACTAATTTTTCGATGCTTGTTTTATGAAATTTTTCATAAGAGTGTACTGCAGAATTATAGGTCATGATTGACCTTTCTGATAATCCTGCAGTTGCATTTTCAATTACTCTGCTTTTTTTATACATATATGTTATCTCCTTTAATATTTAATTTATATTATGTGGGAGAGAGCATTTGAAAAGTAATACTTTTCAGCAGAGTATATCATAATTTTTCACTTAATTCTCATAAGGAATAGTATACCTTTTTATGATATACTTTTGACTCTCTAATCATAATTTATGATATGTAGTAATATATATGTGTTTCCCTATTTTTAATATTGTATTTTCATTTCAACATAATCTATCCTGAACTCACTTACATTATATGATGCTGTAGAATTAAGATGACTTTCCTGTGGGATAACGAGTAATGCAAGGTTGTCTGATTCAATTGCAGATGCTTGTTCAGCAGTGAATGGGTGTGTAATAGTGAATGGTAAGTATGTGTTCTTGTTTTCTACTCCAAAATTTCCTTGAGTGGTTTTTTCATCATAAACTATATTATTAACCACATCTTTTAATTGTAATTTTGGGAAATCCATATGTCCGCCAGTTATACCTCCAAATTCTCCACAGAATACTGTTGCTGTTACTGTACAAGCCTTGTTTGGTCTTGGGAATTTAAACACATTAAAATATATTTGAGCCGGAGTAGTTCTCAAATATGCAGAAACACTACTGTTATGTGTGCAAGTAATTGCAGTTGATGCACTACTATTATTTTCTCTTTTCTGCACTCTTGCAACATTCAATGAATCACTATTATATCCTTTAATTTTATTATTAGTTCCAGCAGCACTTAATGATAAAGGCACACGAGTATGGGTAGTTATTGGTGCTGTTTTACCTGTTATCTTCACAGTATTTGAATATGTTACTCTATTACTAATGAACTCATTAGTGGATTCTGCGAATTTACATATGAATGTCCCATTCTCTTTAACAGTTAATTTAACCTCACCATTCTCATCAGTTTTATAGGTTGTGTTATTGATTAATAAATCAAGATCAGGTAGAAATTGTCCATGCTCATTTAGTGCTTTTACTGTTAAAATATCTCCTTGTAGCACATACCCAGTATTTTGATACGTGCCTCCAGAGAATTGTATACTCCCATTAGTTTTCACCACATTAACAGTATATGATTTTTCGCATGGAGCATAAGTCATATCACCATTAAAAACCCCTAAAACATTATATTCTCCTTGATTTAATCTTATCCTTAATTTAGCAATTCCTGAATTATCTGTTGTTCTGTAATAATTTCTCCCATTAATGGTAAATGCAACACTCCTACCACTCAATAAATTATTTGATGAGTCTGTTAATGCCACACTTAAATAATCTCCATATTTAATTGTGGATTCTGCCTCTGATAAAACGGTTAATGTTCTTGGATTAATCGTATAAATAACAGTACCATAAGTATTACCGTATGATCCTGATGTACTGTTTCTTTTACCAATAACTCCTGCAGGCGTTACTTTTAACATACCATTACCTGATCCATTGGATAGGTTTAAATCATTGGTGTAGATGGGTACTGGAGGTCTTAATCTTTCGGGGATTTCATGTTTACCATCCTTAGGGAATAATCTGAAATAATATTCACCATCATTCCCATAGTCTGAGCTGTTCCCACTGAATTTGTAAAATTGGACAATTGCAATGTTTCCTAATTCATAAATGGCTATATAATTCTGTGTTTTATCTGATTCATCACGATAAATATATGTTGTGGGGATTACTGATGGTAAAAAGTTTGTTGGTGATTTACCCTCTAATGTTTTAGCATCTACTCCCGAGTTATTAACAGATTCAACAATTTCTTCAGTTGATGGTGTTTTACCATCTTTCCCTTTGATTAATGACCATGTGTATCTTGACGGATCTTGACTTGTTTCCTGCACATAATCATAATATGTACCCATATATTTCCGATTAGTACTGTTTTCTGTACTGAAATCTGTTTCACCTTTATCATCATTCGCATATGCAAAATGCATGTAACCGTCAGGTGCGGAGTAACCATCAGCTCCTTTTATTGATTTAGCCCAGTTGAATTGTTTATTTATTTTTTCACCATCAACCATGAAACTTAATTGGATAATCCCACCATTTTCTCCTCCAAGAGTTTCATTTTTCGGAGCAGTTATTGTTATCTGCCCATTATCTGTACTGGAACATTGTTTATCTAAATTATATGTGAATCCTAATTCTGTAAATGGATTTGGTGAAGATGGAGTGTATTCGCAAGGATATAATTTAGTTCCTTTATAACAGTAAAAAGGAATGGTAAAAGAAAAAGTATCCTGTATATTTCCCTCATTTGTGCAGGGTATGAGTTGTGATTCGTTCCCTAAAAATAAAGATATTGAATCACCTTCTCCTTCTGTGAGTGATGATATGGTTTGACTATCCAATAATTGATTTTTCTCATTATATAATTCACACTTGTAAAATTTAATTGTATTATCTGATAGGTTTATTGTAATATTTGTATCATTTGATGTTTTGAGTAATGTGTAAGTGTTTCCATCTACACTTGTTGATACTTTTAATGTTCCTTCGTATGTTTCTATTTTACCTTTATTATTCTTATAACTGTAAAATGTAATGCTTTTCGGATTAAAAATATCATCTTTGTAAATAATTGTAGGTACACTTGTTCCTATAAAAAAAGAATCTGCAAAACCATTTTCAAAAACATTAACTTTCCTTTGCAACCTATCAACATCATGTCTTAAATCATAACTTCCTTGATTAGGCATAAAAAATCATCTCTCCCATTGATATACATTTTTATCAGTAACTTGACTTGCAGAACCACTAAATAAAGTAGATTCTTGTTTAGCAGTTTCCCTTAACTCTCTTAACAATTTCTGCAACTGGAATTCTTGAGCCATTTCTCCCAATCCTAATTCTGTATGGATTCTTGGAATTTGACTGTTACTATAAGATATTTTAATTGACTGAACTCTTTTAACAGTATTTAATTTCTGTGCATCGGCTTTAACTTGCACTAAATCATAAATATCTAAATCAGGACTGCCCACAATACTTATTGTATAAGTATAAGTTGGTTTCCAATTAAATTTATTATTTTTTACTCTACTGTAGAAATATGCTTCTTTAGCAGATAAAATTTGAGAAGTAGTTTGCAAACTTGTTTGCTCACCATATTTTAAAACACTACCACTCATTTTACTATTAACATATTTATAGAAAGCTCCATCTTTAGTTTGGTTTTTAAACACATAAATACTATTATTAAACAATGTGGACACCGGAGTGTAATTTATACTGCTCCATGATAAAATATTATTATTATCTCCCTCTTCCGCAAGGTATTTTGCTTTAGTTTGATTATCAACTAAAAAATTAATAACATCATCTTTACGGTGTTTACTGTACTCCATATTTATTAAATAACCACTTGCTTTGATTAATTCTTCTATTTCTGTGTTTATGCTTTTACCACAACTTGATAAATCAGTTGGATTGATTAAAGTACCATTATTGAAACCACAAGCATAAATATCTAATTTACATGAAGCATTATCAATTGTACCATTATTCATTTCATAATATGGTGCATTTATTCCTTTTTCAGTAGTGGATAAACTTTTCAATTTGATAGATTCTAAATATATTTTTAATCCAGAGGCATATGCATCTGTAAATCCTTTAGTATAACAGTCATCTTTAATATACTGATTACAATTAATTGTAGCTTGCTTTATACTATTATTTAAACAAATTGGGTCAAATCCTTTATCATTATTTCCATATGCGAACGGATGATTACTTTGCTGACTAAAATCAAGCACGATATAACTTTGAAAAGACTCATTTTTATTATTAACTACTTTATAACGGATTTGGAAAAAACCTTTAAAAATATTATCCTTATCATATCCATTAGCTATTTTAGTTACTGTTCCAGTACTTCCATCTGCTGACAAACCATCTGAAACAATAATTTCTTCAAGGTTTTGTTTATTTCTTATTGGTGGGAATCTACCATCATAACCTGCATATGATGGGTCTACCCAACCTCCATTTTGCCATATTTGCACTGTACGATGAGTACCACTTCCAGCACTTGCACTATAATATTTAATTGCTCTTACACGATAACCTGCTCTCATAAACTCAATAAATAAATAAGCAGTCATACCGAAACAGTCACATTGTTTATTCTGCTCTACATAATCATGTGCAAAAAGGTTTTTCTCCAATGTTCGTGCATCAGAAATACTAATACTTGAAGCATTACCCCCATAACGAAATCCTCTTGCTTTACTCATAACTTGCTCAACAGTTAAAGTAGGTTCGCTTTTAGTTGCAGAAGAAGTAGTAGTTCCACTATCTGCAGGAGTTAATTTAACTCTTTTACATTTAGCTCCAGCTGCTTTATCTCCTCCACAGTATCCGCAGTAATCCGCATCACAACCACCTTTTTTCATACTACAGGTTATTTCTCCTTCATAAACTCCTTTAGGATTGTCAGTTAATGTTCCACTTTTACCACAATTGGGACAGTAATTTTTCCATGTTTTAGTGTATCTTTTATATTGTGTTCCATAACAACACGCACATGATGGCATATGATTAACCGTAATTGTTTCTTTAGTTGCTACACTATCAGTTGAAACACCAGTTCCACTTTCTGTACTTGATGAAACATCAGTTTCAGTTTTCGGATCACCTAAACCATAAGTGAAAAAGAAATTATGATAATCAGTAATGTCAATTGGATCACTTACAAAATCCTTATAATCATATAAGTACACTACTTGCATATCTTCACTTGTAGAATTATTTCTAACTGTTATGAAGTTCTTATTAGTGTTTAAGGATAAATTATTGCTTTTAACATTTTTAATATTTCCTTCTTCCCCATAAGTACAAGTTACTGCATTTGCATATGATTCTCCACCTACAAGATAATTTTCATTAATATTATTCTTTAAAGTGTTCTCAAATAAATCACATAAATATTTTAATGCTGAACCATACCTTTGAAAATCTTTATAATCTTCTCCAAGATATTCTTCATGATTTGTTGTTCCTCCAAGTAGGAACATTTCATTTAAAACATATTTGTTTTGCCCATCAATTAAACGGTCTGCTCCAGTAATTGTTAGTTTAGTTCTGTCATTGTCAGGTAAAATACTTGAAACATATCCTCCAAAGATTTGTTTTATATTTCCATCTTCATCTTTTGTGTAGAGGTTCATTTCATCATGATAATCAATGTAAAATCCACTACTTGATTCTCTGCATTCAAAATCATCATCATAACCTACTGTGCAGGTTACTTCAGCCGGTTTGGTTTCACTTGTTTTTGATACTGTTGCCTGTGTGAACATTAAATTAGTTCCTGCAGAGTCAATGTTATCTCCAGTATATGTTTTTATTTCTCTTACTATTGCTCCAAGGAAAATAGTATTGACTGGCATACGGACTGTTATATTGTATAATCCTTCTTTTAAATCATAGAATAATGTTTGTCTTTTTAATATATCTACTTCTCCATCAAATACAATTGTTTCATCTTTTATTATGTTATTGTCTTTTTGTATTTTAACAGACCCAGTCATGTCTTTATCATCTTTGTTTAAGTAGATGATGTCCATACGGTATTCATTATTTCTTGTTGCGGTGTAATTGTAATTGATGTTGAATCTGTTTGTTTTATCTGTTGATTCGTAACCTATCCATGCATATTGTGTTATCTTGTTTGCATTTTCCATTGAGAGATTGTTTTGATAAGCACTATATAATTCTGTATTTATATGATTGTAACTGAATATTTCTAATTTGATGTACTCGTCCATTGGTCTGACTACACTTTTTTTATGTACAGAGTAATCTCTTTTAATATGTTTTTTAACCATGTGGATTCACCTTAGTATTTCAATTACTTGCTCGTTCATATTCATATATTCCAAGCTTAAATTTTCTGATGAATCTATTGCATCTTCGTTTAATAAGTGTGGTGCTAATATTGTGCATTTACTTCTTTTTAATGTTCGGGTTGTGAAATTATCATAGTTCGGTCTTATGATTTCAAGAAAACTTTCTTCGTTTTTAGTGTATAAATTAACAAAGAAATTGTTTATAAAGTAAATGCTGGTTTCATCTAATGATTCGTTTGGTTGATGGTAGTCAGTGTAATCTCCTTCGTTTAGCATTAGGTTGTTGAAGTAGATTGGATAATCGCTTGTTATTCCGATTATTTCTAATTTGATTTGTATGTATGATGTTTGATGTAGTTCTTCTTCTGTTATGTTGAATGTGTTAGTGTATTTTTGGTATGTGTTTGCAACAACCCATTGTTTGCCTTTGTAAGTGTTTATTTCTTGTTTTTTAATTGTGTATAGTTTTAATATTGGTTTTACAATGCATACTCCTACACTTCTCATTTTTCCAATTGTGAATGTGAGTCTTGAGGTGTTGAAGTTTTTTGTTATTTCTTTTTTGGGTAGTGTGATAATATATTTTGTACTCACGAATACCTTTACCTCCTATTATATAATTTAAAATAAGTATGATTAAAATAATAAGTTTGATTGTAAGTATGTGTTTAATTAAGTAGTATTTTAATTAAATGATAGATGAGAGTATATCACACATAAAACATACTCTCGTATCTACATTAATTTATTGATATAAATCAGAGAAAACCCATGAAGGATTATATGCTAAAACAGTACCATTCATACACCAATTAGACCTTACTCCATTTCCTTTTAAAACAGCAGCAGGGTCACGATAAATCCATGCATTATCAGTATGTTTAGGATGTTTTAATCTAACTCTTACATGTCCGGTTCCAGATTTACATCTAACATGAATAAATTGAACATCATAACCTAAACCTTTCCCTACCCTATATGTTAATTGTGAACTATCTGTACAGTTAGCTCCTTTACGGTTTTTAATTCTATTAATAGTTGTATCAGTATTATATATACTATTAAAATAATATGAATACCCTCTTCCTTGTATTTTAGAAAGAAAACCATCAATAGTGGAAAATTCTCCAAAAGCCTTATAACATTTCTCTAATGTAGCATCAGCAGAAATATTAGTAGTCCCATTTCCATGAGAGTCATTTATGTATACAATTTTAGGACTTTCCCCATGTAAAACTTCATAAGCACTCACACGATTATTCATTGATACAATAGTGTTAGTGTAATATTTAACTCCATCTCTTCCAGTCACATAATTTGGAAGGAAACTTAAATCTTTATTATCAAATATTGCACATTCTACAAACTCTGATATTAAACTATCAGCTTGTACATTGTCTTTTCTTTCTTTAATGGTTTTTATGATTGTACCATAATCTGCCACTCTGTTAAAATAGTTGTAGATTTGTCGCGTGTTGAATTTTTTATTGTTTTTCACCAACCACCATGCTATTTTATTGTCATTGATAGTGTAATCAGTGAATGATATGTGGTCTTTACTCATTTTTTATCACTCCCTTTTAATAGGCATTTGTTGTTGCGGTAGTAGCAACATTTTGCTACTTCTTCATTTTTATCATGTTTACATTCTTGGTCGCATTTTAAATTATACATATTAATCAAAAAAATTTTTTATTTTATTGGGGTTTGATTTTCAAGTTTTTAATCTTCAATGTTTTATTACTATTCCATATTGTGGTGTGGAAATTCCAAACCGTACACGTACTTATCCACCTATAATCAACGGATAAAACTTCAGTATTATTCAGATAACCAGTTAATGTATTATTGTGTTTAATTATTTTACAATTAACATATTCTGCAGTATTACTGTTTTTATAAATTGCATCTATTTCATCATAACCATCATACCTTATATATTTCTGATTAGTTCCATTACTGTCTGTTCCACTATCGAAATGTTTTATACGGGTAGTGTCTTTTGCTCCAACACCACATCTTGTTGATGCTTGCCATTGTGCATCATATGTGATTATGAAATCCCCAGTAAGGTCTAATTGAAGTATGCTATCTCCTTTATTACTGTTGCTGGTGCTTGTAAATACTCCATCAACTACTGTATTAGTTGCAGAATGTCTAGGTGGATTAATCCAAGTATCAGAATCTTTAAAACCATATTTAATACAATCCTCAACTGGAAGTGGGTTTGAATAATAAACATTCGTTCCAGATAAGTATTTGACTTTCACATTTACATCCCCCGCACCAGTACAAGTATAATTAAAGGAGGCATTACCAGTATTATCAGTAGTAACACTATCTGCAACCTCTGCATCATTCAATAATACAGTTAAAGCAGTATTCTTAAGATTAGATGATAAGGTGATTGGTAAATCATCACCAACCTCACCAATCAAAGTAGATGCTCTAATACGGATTTGTGGTGATTCAGCTGGAACAACCGTCCATTTTGCAGTAACACTCGCACCATTATACAAATTATCCCCATCAAACTTAAACACCCTTGTAACCTCACCAATGGTTGGATTATCATAATTAAACATTACTCTACCATCATCATTAGTAGTTTTACTCCAATCATTGCAATAAACTGTTTTATTCGCTAATGGGTTGTTTTGATTGTCTTTCAAATATAATGTGCATAATACATTCTCCCCGACAGTAACACTTGTTTTATCCACAGTACAAGTTAAAACAGTATCCTTCTTCCTTACTGTAATTTGAATATCCACATTTTTCGGTGTATTATATTTATCCCAGTCCAAATCAGGATATAAACTCCAACCACTTGTTCCCACAGTATCCTCAACACTTGTGAAACTCCAAACACCATTAAATCTAGTTATTGCTTTAACTTTACCTGCACCATCAATAATTTTAACATTACCTAACGGAAAACCCTCACTTGTTTCCAAATTACCAGCTATAATAACAGTTTCACCAACATAAACATTCGTACTACTTGCACTACCAGTAAATAGAAGATTAATTTTACTAATAGTTACCAAAACAGAAGCAGTAGCTCCTTGATGAGTTTCATCACCACTATAAACTGCACTAATAATAAAACTACCTGTTTTATTGAACTTATAAGTAAATGTTTCACCAACATTCTTTGTATACTCTGCACCATCAACTGTATACACTATTGAACCAGTAACTCCATCTGATAGATGGGGGGTGAAAGTTAAAGTATCTCCCACAACACCAGTATCTTTATCAACAGTTAAACTAAATTCAGGGACTGGTAAATAACTGTAACTAACTTCACTTGACTGTGATTTTAAACAATCACTATTACCCATGAACTTCGCAACAAAAACACCAGTATTAGTTTCAGACTGCAACAATAAAGTAGCAGTTTTACTTACATACTGCTCACCAACTTCAACACCATCACGATAAAACTTAACAAAACCTTTACCAATAAGATTACTTACAACAGCAGTTAAAGTAAAAACACCATCAACCCAATCCACAGTTAAATTCGTGGTGGTTTTATGAGTGTAACTATCAACTTCCCTAACATAGAACACTTTTTCTTTTAATTCTTTATCATATTTAGTTCCAACAATCATTTTTAATCCACCACAACCAACTCAAAATTCTTAACTAAAGGTTGATATAAATTACTTCCACCAAAACTAACCTGCAAATCATATGTATTACTTAACAAATTAATATTCAACCTTGCCTGACCATTACTATCCGTAACTCTCGTATATGACACTCCATTAACAGTTAAAGTAATAACCACATTCTTCATAGGTTTATTTGAATTATCAGTCATAGTGCAAATAACATAAGTACCTTTTTTAACAGTATTTCCCGAAATATCTACACCTTCACTATTAACCACACTTGTTTGACTCCAACCTTTTTTAACACTACAAGATTTACTTGCTTTCGCAGTAATAATATCTATATCATTAACATCATACTCATCAGGATTAACATCAGCCAATTTCTCACAAAAACTAGCTTCAATAAGATAATCACCAACCAACAAATGATTCTCCAAATAAGCAACACCATTACTATTCGTAGCTTTAGGATAATCCAAACCATTAGCAGTAATATTAACCACTTTACCTGCAGGAACTGGTTTACCACCACTGGTCAAAAGGAAATCCCAACCCCCTTGATCATAATACAAATAATCATCAAATAAAGGAGTTAATTTATAAGTATCATCAAACACTTCAACCGTAACCTTTTCAGATAAAGCATAATCATAACCATCAACTTCAGCCCAAACTGCCTGAACAGTATGCTCACCAATTTCATCAAAAATATATTCAATATAATTAGGAGGTTCACTTCCAGGATTATATGCTCCAGTGTCCATATATAGTGTTGCAGGAATCATTTCCCCATCAACAATAAAACAAACTTCTGCAAAGTCAAGATTACCACTCCAAACCTTAAACCTACAAGGTTGACTAATACCTAATTTAGAAACTTCCACATTATCAGTATTCAACAAAGTAAGACTTAAATTAGTATATGATGGAGTAAATTCCTCACTATCAACACCAATACAATCAGACCTTAACAATCTTTTACTGCCAATGCAAACTGGGAATAAATTACTATTATCCACTAATTCATAATTATGAGGATATTCACTAACTGAATCACCCACTCTCTCTGCATACACACGAGTAAACTCATCTAAAAAGTTAATATCCTCTGTAGGGTGAGATACTCTAACAAAAGGTCTTCCTCTCCAAACAGTTAAAATAGTGTCTGATATTTGGAATTCTATTTTATCATCAGTAAAACTGTTAATATTCATATCATCATACTTAGTCAGTTGCAAAGTATTAGTTAAAATATATTGTTTACTTATCCTATCATACTTGTACAATGTGAGTTTCCCATTTAAACGATTTACTCCCACACGAATTAAACCATTTGTAATGTAAACTACTGAATGACTATTATCTAAATTAACTAATTGTGTTCCTTCCTTACTTTCTAAACTAACTCCAGTATGATATTGATAATATGGTGTTAAATTATAACTGCATTCTGTCCCATCATCATTTAAATAAAAGATAGTTCCATCTTCAGACTCTCTTGTATAAATTATATCCTTGTTTGGAACTGGAAATGGACTTACAAGTAAGTTTTGATAATATGGACTGTACTCGTTACTTATTGTTAATTCACTTAACTGATAATTGAAATAATGTATAATTGGAGTTGCATCAAGGTCTTGATTATTATTTTTTAATTCCACTTCAAAATAATAATCCCCATTTTCAAGAGCTATGTCTTCCAATATTAATTCTTTACCAGAGAAACCAGTGTCAACAACAGTTAATTTATCATTCAATAATTTAAATTGTAAATCAGAACCAAATAAAGGAGTTCCAGTATTTGGTTCAGTAGCATCATTAGCTAATTGGATTTTACGATTACTAATT